CCCATAGAAGTTGATACAGTAACAGGAGAGTATTTGATAAGAATACCTGAATGGGCAGTAAATGATCAAGGTTGGTACGAAGATACAGAAGTAACTTTTAAGACTGATGGCAATGAACTTATCATTACAGAATCAAAAGACTAGTACATATCACATCTATCTAAGAGGAGAGTGCCTCTTTAAGGATTTGAATGATGATGAGTTTAAATTGATATGGGGAAGAATATATCAATCATACTTTAGGGAAGAATTAACATACGAAGAAATAGAATACGATACAGATATAACAGAAGACGCATCGTACTGATAACCCTACCTATAAAATGTAGTTGACTTACCATACATAATGGGATATAATATATGGTATAAACTACGTAGGTTTAATGACTAAAGGATTTACAGTTAAAGCGAAATCCCCGACGGTTGCTAAGGAACCAGAATGGGATTACGATAAGGCTAAGGAGATAGTGAAAGGAAAGACAGTAGTATTCTGTCTACCTGGTAGAAATGTCTCATATACATTTTTAAAGAGTTTTGTACAGTTATGCTTTGATCTTGTCCAAGCAGGTGCTTCGATACAGATCTCACAAGATTACTCATCTATGGTTAACTTTGCTCGTTGCAAGTGCCTTGGTGCTAATGTTCTAAGAGGACCTGACCAATTACCTTGGGATGGTAAGTTACCATATGATTGGCAATTATGGATTGATTCAGATATCGTTTATAATACAGAGAAGTTCTGGCAGTTAGTTCTTATGGAACAAGATATTGCTGCTGGTTGGTATATGACAGAGGATGGTAAGACTACTTCAGTTGCTCACTGGTTAGAGGAGGATGACTTCCGTACCAACGGTGGAGTGATGAATCATGAGACAGGAGATAGTATAGGTAAGCGTAAGAAGCCATTTACAGTTGATTATACTGGTTTCGGTTGGTTACTTATTAAGAACGGTGTGTTTGAACATAAAGAAATGCCTTATCCTTGGTTTGCTCCGAAGATGCAAGTCTTTGAGAGTGGCGAGGTTCAGGACATGTGTGGCGAAGATGTCTCATTCTGCTTGGATGCGAAAGAGGCAGGTTTCGAGATCTGGTGCGATCCTCGCATTCGTGTAGGACATGAGAAGACACGGGTGATCTAAGTGACTCGTTATAATATTCTAATTGATAGTAAGGTTGCCTATGAGAATCTTTCTCAAGATGAGTATTTTGCGACAATGGAGGATTTGGCACAAGACTTTTATATAAGTGGAGTGCCTAACCCTCAAAGCATTAAAACTGAATTTATTGAAGACTAATGGCAAAAGCAACATTTAACCCTGATACTTTTATACAGGCGACACCGAAAAAGACTCGTCAAGGAACGGGCAAACATACAAAATATGCGGCATCATCCCGTAACTCGGCTCGTAAAAGGTATAGAGGACAGGGTAGATAGATACGAAAGACCTCTTCGGGGGTCTTTTTTAATGAATAGACATAAATAACCAGAGGAAAGTATATCAACTCTGAATGCCAATACAGAATGTAAATCGATCACAGGGATTTAAGGACATTAGTTTTTCTTTTTTACCCCATCCTGTGACCAAGGATTTGCCAATATTGAAGAATGAACGTGCGATTACTCGTGCCGTTCGCAATTTGGTAGAGACGATTCCTACTGAACGCTTCTTTGACTCGATGATAGGGTCTGAGGTACGTGCATTGCTCTTTGAGAACTATACAGCACCTATTGCGATAGCAATTGAAGACCAGATCACTACTACAATACGTAATCACGAACCTAGAGTAGAGAATGTAGCAGTTGATCTTAATCCACAACCTGATGATAATAGTATAGAGATTACAGTTTACTTTGATATCATAGGTTTAGATGTACCTCGCCAAGCATTTACATTCATATTAGAACCAACCAGATAAGATAATGCCAATTACACAGTTTACTAGTCTAGATTTTGACCAAATTAAGGCACAGATAAAGGATTATCTGGCAGCGAACTCGAATTTCACTGATTTTGACTTTGAAGGATCCAACTTTGCGATCTTAATTGATACTTTAGCGTACAATACCTATATTAATGCCTTTAATGCCAACCTGGTTGCGAATGAATCGTTCCTAGACTCTGCCACACTACGTGAAAACGTGGTTTCCTTGGCACGGAACATTGGATATGTGCCTAGATCGAAGACTGCTGCCAAGGCATCCATTACCTTTAGTGTAGAAATTGATGATGCGGCAGGTGCTATACCATTTGTATCATTAAAACCTGGTTTAGTAGCAGTCGGTAACGCAAATGACACGACATATCGCTTTTCAATACCCGAAACAATCTCTGCTATCGTTGAAAATGTAATAAATGCTGATGGTAGTGTCAGTAGAGTTGCTACTTTTGGTACTGCGACCAATCCTATCACTATTTTTCAAGGATCTTTGGTAGAAAGTAAGTTTTTGGCAATGACAAGTCAAGATCAACGCTTTATTTTGGACAATCCAAGCATTGATAGCTCCACAATCGTTGTTTTTGTCGGTCAAGAGAATACAACTGGGTTAGGACGACAATTTAAAAAGATCGATAACATACTAAATTTAGACCAAAGTTCAGAAATCTTCCTCATTCAGGAGATTCAGGACGAAAAGTTTGAACTTATCTTTGGTGATGGGTACTTTGGTAAGGGATTAGAGAATAATGACAGTATTACTGCAAGATATGTCGTAACAGATGGTGTAAATGGCAATGGTGCTAAGACATTTGACTTCCAAGGAACAATTGTTTCTGAAAAAGATGGAGTAATTAAGATACCCAAGCAGAACGTAAGCATTACTACTGTTCAGGGTGCTGTAAATGGGTCTGAGATAGAGAATATTAACTCTATTAAGTATTTGGCTCCTAGAACGTATTCGGCACAATACAGGGCGGTTACACCAAGAGACTATGAAGCAATAATATCGCAGATTTATCCTCAAACTGAGTCTGTGGCAGTCGTTGGTGGTGAAGAAATGGATCCACCTCAATTTGGTACTGTACGAATCAGCATTAAACCCAGAAATGGTACTTATGTGTCTGATTTTGACAAGCAGATGATCAAAAATAAGTTGAAGAGTTACGCTATTGCTGGTATTAACTCTAAAATCGTTGACTTGAAGGTACTATATGTGGAAATTGACTCAACAGTGTACTATAACACGGCACAAATTGATACTCCAAGCACTTTACAGACTAAAATTACCAATGCTTTGACCAATTATTCCAATACTGTTGATATTAACAAGTTTGGTGGAAGGTTTAAGTACAGTAAGACCTCTCAGTTAATTGATAGGGTTCATAATGGCATTACATCAAACATTACAAAGGTAAAGATCAGAAGAGATTTGAAGGCACTTATAAACCAATCTGCTCAGTATGAGTTATGTTTTGGTAATAGGTTCCACATTAACCAACAAGGATACAATATTAAGAGTACTGGATTCATGATCAATGGTTATGACAGAATGGTATATCTAAGTGATGTTCCAAATAAAGATGAGAATGGAAACCTAGATGGATCTATGAAGGGTGTAATGAGTATTGTTTCTAAGGACGAAAACAGCAATTTTAAGATTGTTGGTAAATCTGTAGGAACAGTTGATTACAAAAAAGGCGAAGTTATATTAAATACTATAACGATTACATCAACAGTCGCTGCTAACAATATCATTGAGATTCAGGCATTTCCTGATTCTAATGATGTGATTGGTTTGAAAGATCTATATCTCAGTTTTGATGTTTCTAAGAGTCGGATAAATATGGTTAAGGATGTAATTGCTTCGGGCGAAGATGTATCAGGAATCGTATTTTCACGAGATTATTATACTTCAAGTTATTCAAATGGGGAACTAGAGAGAAAATAAATGAGTATAGAATTCGATAAGAAAGTACAAGTAAATACCATTATAGAGAATCAGCTTCCACAATTTTTGGTTGCTGATTTTCCTAATGCTACTGAGTTTTTTAAACAGTACTACCTCTCTCAAGAGTTTCAGGGTGCTAATATTGATTTAGTTGATAACCTTGACAATTATCTTAAAGTAGATAATTTAGTTCCTGAAGTTGTTATTGGTAAGACTGATTTATCATCTGATGCGATAGCAACAGATACTTCTATTGTAGTTACATCTACAAAAGGATTCCCTAACGAATATGGTCTTCTAAAGATTAATGATGAGATCATTACATATACATCTAAAACTGATACACAGTTTGATGGTTGTATTCGTGGATTTAGTGGTATATCAAATCTTGATGGTGGCACATCATTAGATGTTATTAATAAGCAAGATTTAGTTTTTGAACAGACACAAGCTGCTGCTCATACTACTGGTGCTACTGTTACTAACCTTAGTGTACTGTTTTTACAGGAATTCTATAAGAAATTAAAAAAGACCTTCTTACCTGGTTTAGAAGATAATGATTTTGTAGATGGTCTTGATGTTGGAAACTTTATTAAGAATGCTAGATCATTCTACCAATCAAAAGGTATAGCAGAATCTATACGAATCTTATTTAAAGTATTATATGGTGAATATGCTGACGTATTAGATTTAGAAGAAAGATTGCTTAAACCTTCTACTGCTGAGTATATTCGTAGAGAAGTTGTCATTGTAGAAGCAATTAATGGTGATCCTGCTAATTTAATAGGACAAACTATTACCAAATCAACTGATTCTGAAACTAGTGCTTCTGTTTCTGAAGTTGAGATATTTGAAAGGAATCTTGGTATTGGTGCTAATATTAGAAAGACCTATTATAAAATTTCACTATTTGTAGGTTTCAGTGATAGAGATCTAATTGAAGGAATTTTCACTATTCCAGGTAAAACTAAAGTATTAGAACCTGTTTCTGTTGGATCTGATATTATTTCAGTTGATTCTACAATAGGATTCCCTAGTAGTGGAACTGTAATATGTGGAGAAAATATCATTACATATACTTCTAAGACTGTAAATCAGTTCTTTGGTTGTAGTGGAGTAGTATTTGCAATTAACGATGCTGATGATCTAAGAGCAGATGAAACTGTTTTTGGGTATGAGAATGGAGATTTAACAAAAAAAGTTGATCTTAGAATTACTGGTGTCTTATCTGACTTTGTTATTTCTGGTGAAGTAAATCTAATCAAAGAAGGTGAAAAGATTTATAGTCAGAATGTGGGAGAAAATATAGCATCATATAACGTATCTAATATTAATGATAGTAATAGAACATATAAACAAGTCTTTGCCAATTCTTGGAAGTATAATACAAGTAGTAGATATCAAGTAGCAAGTTGGCCAATTAACGGAAACCCAACATTAAACAGTCCAATTGACAAATCAAGTCTTTCTATTGGGGATAGTATTGAAATATTTGATAGATTTGGATTAACTCCAGTTGGATCTGCTAATATTAGTAATATTGATGAGAGTGATAATACTATTACAGGATTGGATAACTTGATATGGACTAGGACTGATGATCCTCATCCAGATAGAGATTATGATATACGTAGAATTATAAAGAAAGCAAAACTATCAACTTCATCTTCTCCTGATGCTAATACAACTGTAAGTAATGATATCGTTTCTTTTGGTAATAGTAATGGAAAATTTATTTCTGATGTATTAAATGTATATGTTGATGGAGATACTGATGGTTATGTAACATCTAACTCATTACCAAGTTATGGTATTGATGCTGAATATTTCAGAAAATCATTTGAAACTGGCAACACTAGTACTTTAGAATTACCCCAAACAACTGATCCAATAGATCCATCTATTGCTATTGATTACATACAGATTAAGTTTGATAGTCCTACAGTATTCAGTGATGGAGATGCTGTTGTTTACGAAGCATATGATAAATCAACTGGTGCTGCTGCGGATACTCTTGTTGGGATTACAACTTTAAATCCAGATGGTACAACAAGAATTTTCTATGTTGATGTATCTGCTGATAAGCAATCTATAAGACTACATGATTCTATAGGTGCTATTGGTATATCTACAATTACAATTAATAAAGCACCTTCATTTGTAAATGCTGGTGTTATTCATAGATTTACTTCTGCTAGTGTTTATAATAGAACTTTAACAAATAATCCTATATTAAGGAAGTTCCCATTATCACAGGATCTTAATATAGCAGAAAAGGGAGAAAAGACTGAAAATAATGTTGGTGTTTTAATAGATGGTGTTGAAATTAAGGCAGCAACATCGTTAGACTTTGTTAAGTATGGTAAGATTGAAAGCGTTTCAATCTTTAATCAAGGTGAAGGTTATGATGTAGTAAATCCACCTAGAATTAAAATTGAAGATTCTACAGTAAGTACAGCAACTACTGCATTAGCAGAACCTGTAATTACTGGAACTGTTAAAGAAGTTCTTGTTGAAACTCAAAATTTTGATATTGATCAATGTCGTTCAGTATCTTTAACTGGTGGTAATGGTAATGGTTGTCTTCTAGAGCCAGAAGTTGGTCCTAGATTTAGGGAAATGAAGTTTGACAGTCAAGATTCACTATTTAATGGTGGTGTTGACCCAGTTAATGAAGTTATTAGATTTATTGATACTCATGGTTTAAGGGATGGTGAAAGAATTTATTACAATAGTAATGGAAATGACGCAATTGGAATCGGTGCTTTCCAAAGTGGTGCTTCCGCAGTTAGTGAATATTTGGTAGACGGTGCTCCATACTTTGTAAAAGTACTTAATGATAAGAATATAAGGTTGTTTAATACTACTGAAGATGCTCTAACAGGATCTACAGGTATTAATACGATTGGATTCTCTACTACAAGTAATGGAATTCATAAATTTAGAACAGAACCTAGAAATACACTAAGATCTGTCAAGGTTGTTAATCCAGGTAGCGGTTATTCATATAAAAAGGTTATAGTTACTCCCGTTGGTATATCTACTTCCTATGATTTGATTCAATTTGAGAATCATGGATTTAAAGAAGGTGATATTGTTAAGTATGACACGATGGAATATAATGGATTTAGTGATCCAATAACAGAATTAAGTACTTATAATTCATATACTGTAATTAAAATAGATGATAATGGATTTAGATTATCTGATAATGGTGTTGTGGATGCTCAAGACTGGGAAGCAGCAAAAGCATATGTTGTTGATGATTTAGTAAAAGAATCAAATAATACTTATATTTGTGTAACCAATCACACATCATCCAGTGCATTTATAGATGATTCTTCTAAATGGGAGTTAACTAAGAAAAAGGATGATTATAAGAGAGGTAAGTATGTTAATCTTACTAGTACAGGAACTGGATATAATGTATTCAAGTACCCAGATATTACAGTAACTGCCAGTGTAACTTATAAGTCAAATCAGGCAGTTGGAACAATCAACTTTACACCTATTGTAACTGGTAGTATTACTGGTATAGATCTTTACGAAAAAGGTAATAAGTATGGATCAGAGGTTATAAACCATAATAGAGATCCAGAAGGATATGTACAAAGTGGTAAAGAAGCAGAATTAAAAGCAATAATATCAGATGGTAGAGTAATTGATGTTTATGTCCTTAATAAAGGAAAAGAATATTATTCATTACCAGAAATAAAACTTACTGGATCTGGAACTGGTGCTAAGTTTAAACCAGTAGTTTCTGATGGAAAATTAACAGAAGTTGTAGTATTAAATGAAGGTCTTGGATACTCTGCGGCAGATACTTTTGTTGTTGCTGAATCTAGAGGTAAAAATGCTTTTGTTATGCCAAGAATTAGTAATTTTAATGTAGATATTGCTTCTCGTCATAGTAATTTCCATTTAGAACCGCATGGTGATAATAATCTATCTTTAAGTGCTTACAGTTATGGTGGAAAAATTGTAACTGCATTTGATGGTCTTGGTAGTGGTGGACACTCTCCTATTATTGGTTGGGCATATGATGGTGTTCCAATCTATGGACCAAATGGATTTAGTGAATCTGATAAGTTTGGATCTACTATCAAACGAATGGTATCTGGTTATTCTAAGAATAGTGTTAAGATTGCTGCTGATATTGCTGCTGGTATTAGACCATCATTATCAAAATTCCCTGAAGGTTCATTAATACAGGATTGGGAGTATAGTAGTGATAATGATCTCGATGATCATAATGGTAGATTCTGTAAGACACCAGAATTTCCTAAAGGAATTTATGCTTATTTTGCTACTATTGATGAAAATTCAAATCCAGTATATCCATACTTCGTAGGAAAAACCTATAGATTGCCATATATTACAGGTAATAATAAATTAGATCAGTCATTTGATTTTAATAGTTCAACATTATCAAGAAATACTTTCCCATATAAAGTAAATGATAGATTTGCTGATAATGATTTCATTATAGAATCTAATGAAATTGTTAGGCAGATGTCTACTGTCGAATCTGTTACTAAAGGATCTGTATCAGAGTTTCAAATTTTAGATGGTGGTGATGGATATAAAGTTGGTGATTTTACGATATTCGATGATACTGACACAAATGGAACTGGTGCTAGAGGTCAAGTAGATGAAATAGTTGGGTTGGGAGTTTCAATAATTCAAACCGATTTAACTAAATTTGAAAATGTAGTATTTGAATGGGAAAACAATTCCACTGTATGTGCCTATCTTTACCCACACGTTAGTTTAAATGATCAAGATACTGTTATAGTTTCTGGATTAAGTACAACTAATGTAGCATTAACTAATTCATTTAATATTGGTATTAAGACCGATACTATGATTGTGGTAAAAGAAATATCACAAAATAATAATCCTAATGGAATAGTTGAAGATATTTACGTTAACTTTATTTCAGATGTTGTTTCTATAGGATCTTCTATAAAAATTGAAGATGAGTATCTAAAAGTATTGAATCTATATCCTGTAGGGTCTATAATAAGAGCAAAAAGGTTTGGTACAGGAAATATTGTTTCTTATGGATCTACTATAGATGCTCTAGCAAGTAAAATTAGTATACCTGTTAGATCTGAAAAGTTTGAATCTACTCTTAATAACGTAGTTTATTTCAATAGTACTAAGTCTGTTGGTATTGGAACAACCAGTGGATCTTCTATTGACTATTCAATAGGTGAGAATAATAATCAAGTACCTGTTCCAGTTCAACAGATATATGTACCAAATCATCCATTTAAAACAGGAGATAAGGTATCTTTCCGTAAGGATGTAATCACATCACCTCCTGCGACTTCTTTATTAGTAAGTCCTAATATTGATGGTAGTGATATTGTCAATATGCCTGATATAAACAGTGGTAAGACTGATGTTTATATTATTAATAAAGGAACTGATTATATTGGATTAGCAACTAATGTTGGTGCTGCTCATACTTCGGGTGGATTATATTTCTATGGTAATGGATCCGATAGTTATGAATATTCGTTTACTACGAATTACGATCAAGTAGATGGTGATATTAGCAGAATAACATCTACAGTAATTACAAAAGTTGCTGCTGCTAATACATCAACACACGGTTTAAAAAATGGTGATATTGTTAGTCTTAATGTAGTTCCAAATCATATTGTTGGGTATGGTAATACTTTTGAGATAGATGTTCGTTATAATCACGAATATGAAAAACTACTCTTTAATCCATTAGATTTTGGTGTTGCTGGTGTATCAACTTCTGGTGATGATATTAATCCAAATACATTTACCATATTAAATCATGGATTTAGTACTGGTGATAAGGTATTCTATGATAGTGATGAAGTTATATCTGGATTTACAACAGGATCATATTTTGTTCATAAGTTAGATTCTAATACATTCTACCTTACAGAGACGTTAAAAGATGCACAATCGGTTCCATCAAGGATTATTGGAATTTCTACTCAAGGTGGACTAACAGCAGAACATACTATATCATCTATTAATCCTAAGATTGAAGTTGTTAAAAATTCACAATTAACATTTGGATTATCTACTTCTAGTCTATCTGGATTTGATTTTGATATTTACTATGATAAGGAATTTAAGAATAAATTTGTCAATTCTGGAGATTCGACTGATTTTAATGTTGTAAAGGGTGGAGAAATTGGTAATGAGGCAGTTGGAGCCGCTTTAACCATAAGAGTTTCTAAATCACTTCCAAGTAAGTTATTCTATTCTCTTGAAAAATCTGGTTATATAAGCACTGCTGATAGGGATGTACCTAATTATTCTGAAATATCATTTGTTGATAGTTTATATAATGGCGAATATGAGATATTTGATGTAACTAATGATGAATTTAAATTCTCACCAAGAAGAGAACCCGAATTACTCAAGTATAATGACAGTGATTGTGATAAGTTAGAGTATTCAACAAAATCATCTGATGTTATTGGTCCTATTAAGGGTCTTAAAACAATATCAACAGGATTTGGATATAAGAGAATTCCTAAGTTTACTTCTGTTTCTAGTGCTAATGGTAGAAACGCAAATATTGTTGCTATATCAACATCAATTGGAAATATCAACCAAATAAGAATTAATGATATTGGTTTTGAATATTCTGCTGATAAGACACTAAGGCCAGAAGCATCTATTTCACCAATTGTTACTATTGACAATTTAGATCAAGTTTCTTCTGTTAATATTGTTAGTGGTGGTTTAAATTATCTAAGTGCCCCTAAACTATTACTGTTTAACCCAAATACAAATGAAGTAGTTGATAGTGATTCTTTTGTGGCAATAGTTCCTGAACAATCAATAGCAGAAGTTGAAATTGCTGCTCCTATAAAAGGATTAGAGTCTGTAAATCATAGAATAATAGCAGTTGAAAATTCTAATGGCGTTGGTATCAATTCAATGTCAGTTGAAAATGATACAACTGTCGTATGTAGACTTCAAACCCCATTAAATGGGTTTAGAACCCCCCCATTTGCTATTGGAGATGAAATATTTGTTGAAGGTGTTCAACGTGTTGGAGAGGCAGGTATAGGTGTCAGTAACACAGGTCAGACAGCAACTACTGTAGAAGGAGATGGATTTAATTCTTCAGATTATAATTATCAATTCTTTAAAGTTACTGAGTACTTATCATCAAATCCAGATGTATTGAAGTTTGATTTAGTTGGACTCACTACTAATCCAGGTGTTGCTAAAGTATTCCAGTCTGGATACGCTAATATTGTTAATAGAAATGTTTATCCTAATCTAGAAGTAATTCAAGATAGAGCAGAATTTTCAGATAATGAATCTCTCTTGATTCAAGAGGGTGGTAGTTATATTAAAAAGGATATACGAATTGTAGAGTTTAGGGATGATTATATCAAAACTGATGGTTTTGACATTTTGAAAGTTGGTGATAGATTTATTGGTAATGTTAGTGGAACTTCTGCTACTGTAACATCGATTACAAATAGCAAAGCGAAATTTAATGTTGATTTCTCAAGTAGAGTTGATTATGGTTGGAATGATAATATTGGTAAATTAAATGAAGATTTCCAAGTTTTACCTAACAATGATTATTATCAGAATCTATCATATTCTGTTAAGAGTTCTATTACATGGGATAAATTTGTAGATCCTTTGAATAGAGTTATTCATCCAGCAGGTCTTAAGAATTTTGCTGATACAGTAATTCAAGATACAGCAAGTTTTGTTGGTGTTGGTACGACTCAACCATCAGTGGCAGATATTACGATAGATGTGATTGAGGAAAAGCGAGTTGATATAATTAATAATTTTGATTTAGCTATTGATTATGATTCTCTTGATGAGAAATCAAAATTTATAGAATTCCAGAACGTAAAGTTAACTGATTATACAAAATGTTTAACTAATAGGGTATTGATTCATGATGATATTAGTGATAGATTTTCTAGTGCTGGTATAGGAGAGAATTTTACAGAAATTGAGCAAATTAATGGAAATTATGTAAAATATCTCGTTCAGATAACTGATCCAGATAGTTTTGATGTTCAATTAAGTGATTTAGTTGTTTTGACCACAACTAATAATGCGTTTTTACTTGAAAAAACATCTGATTATTCTGGACATTTGTTAGGAGATTTCTCTGCCGATAGTGCTGATGCTGAGAGAAAAACTTTAATATTTACACCAACAGAAAAATTTGATGTTGATCATGATATTAAGGTATTAAAAACATCATTTAGTACTGATGTTGCTGGTATTGGAACTGAATCATTTGGATCAGTTAAATTGGTTGGTAATAATGTTAATGTTGGTAGTGCTACTACAACTGCTAGTTCAACTATAACAGGAACAATTCAAAATGATAATTTAGTATTAACTGTTACTGATTATGATTTAAACAATACTGATGCTGGATATGATAAGGTAATTCCAAATTTAATTGGATCATATTTAAGTTCTTGGGAAACAAAGAGTAGTTCTGCTGGTTTATATGAAGTAGGATTCGCAGTTACATCGATTACTAGTTCAACAACTGCTGATTTGGTTCCTGTTCAGAAGACAACTACACTTGTACAGGATCCTGATACTGGAGTAATAACAATAAGGAATGATTTTATTAAGATACTGCCATCATCAACTATTACATATGCTACCGATTATACAGTAGCATCTGATATTGGTTTCTTGGATAATACTGATATTCAAAGCATCGTATTAGGTGTTACTACAACAACACTTTATAAAATTGATGAAAATGATTTCAATGGATTATCTGCTGACTTTATTATTCAAGATGATTTCAATAGAAATCTAAACTATAATGAAGTCCTTTTAAACATAGATCATGTAACTGATGAATTACAATTAGTAGAATCTTATACTGATACTACAGTAAATGAATTTGGTGAACCAGTTAGTTATAGTACTAATACTATTGGTATTCTTACTGCTACACATGATGGAAATTTTGTAAATGTTAATATCGTTAATGATAGAAACAGAACATTATCTGCTGGAGTAAATGTTGTTGGTTTAGGAACTACAACTGCTGGAATAGGAACATATAGATTTAATGTTACTGGACAACCAATTGGTGCTGAAAGATCAGCAAGATTGGAATCAACTTATTCTGGTGAATCAGGTATTTCAACCGTAACTAGATTAAGTACTGAAATTGATAGTAGTTTAAAATCATTAATTCGTGTTTCTTGTGGTGATACTACAGTATTACATCAAGTAATCTTAATGCAGGATAAAGATAGTGATGCTGCTGTAGTTGAATATCCATATATTTCAAATGATTATGTTTCTGGAATTGGAACATTTGGAATATCAAATCCAGATGCTGGAGTATTATCGTTTAATTTCTATCCCGATGATGGAACCAATGGTACATTGGACTATACATCATCTATAGTTGAAGTTCAAGCATTTAATACAATATTCCAAACAGTAAATGATTTTGAAAATGAAGCAGATATTCTTGAATATGGTCCTATTGTTTCTGATTTAGTCCTATCTGCTTATGATGGTCCTAATGGTGATAGAGCAAATAAAGTTAATTTTGAACTTAAGCATGAAGGGACACCAATTTACTATAAGAGATTTAATCCATCAGATTCAACAAAATTAGATCTAGCAACAGGTAAGTTTACTTTATCTAATCATTTCTTTAATACTAATGAAGAATTAACTTATACACCATTTTCTACGTTCATAGGTGTTCCTGCTACTGCTCCAGGAATTGCTTCTACTGAAGGTGCTTCTGGTATTATTAATACTTTACCTGAAAAGGTTTATGTTAAAGCAGTTTCTGGTGACGAATTCTTCTTGTATAGTAAGAAAGAGTATATTGCTACTGGAGATCCAATAACATTCACTAATTCTGGATCTGGTAATGCTCATAAGTTCCAGATGAGTAAAGTTTTAAGTAAAACTGTAATTGGATTAGATGGAATTGTTCAACAACCAATATCATATACAGCAGTAGAGCATACTTTACAAGATGCTGTTGGAGTAGCTGTAACACAATTTGCATTAAGTGGTATTAGTTCAGTACAACCAAGAGATGTATTGAAAGTTGGTGATGAGTATATGAAAGTTATAGAGGTTGGTTTAGCAGAATCTGGGGCACAAGTACCTGATTCAAATGGTGATCTGCCAGCTATTGGTTCTGAAAAAGGAACTATACCCGTTGTTAACGTAAAGAGGGGTACTTTGGGTAGGTCAGCACAGTCACATAGTGCTGGAGCATCTTCAAGGGTTCATAGAGGATCGTTTAACATTGTTGATAGTACAATTTGGTTCTTAGATCCACCAAAAGGTAATACAAGACAGAGAAGAAGTGAAACTAATTTACCATACGTTAAGGCAGAATATAATGGTAGAACATTCTTAAGAACAAATTATGATACCAATATGATATTTGATGATATATCAGATTCATTTACTGGTATTGGAAGAACCTATACATTGACTGTTGGTGGTGCTAATACTGTTACTGGTGTTGGTGTTGGAAATGGAGTATTATTCATTAATGGAGTATTCCAAACACCATTGACTTTGAACAACTTAGGTAATAACTATGAAGTTGAAAGTGACACTAATGTTGGTATATCAAGTGTTATGTTCACTGGAATTACTTCTGAAAATGGAAGTAGAATCCAATCTGAATATGATATCAATCAAAACCAGATTCCAAGAGGTGGTTTAATCAATACTCTAGGATCAAAAGCAGGTCTTGGATATGCTCCTCTTGTTGGTGCTAGGGTAAAGGCAGAAAAGACTGCTGGTATAATCACAAGTTTAGTTGGTGTTGCTTATTCATCGCTTAGTAATATTAATATTGTAGATGCTGAATATGATAATAATAGTGGAATTATTACAGTAACAACTGACAATCCACATTATTTCTCTTTAGACAATCCATCAACAGTTTTACTCAATCAATTAGAGTTTGAATGTAGTTCATCATATGCTGGAGTAACAACAACAGTATTCAATGATGATAATCGTTCGATACCTGTAGTAGCAATTACCTCAGAGAGAACTTTTGAAGCATTCTGTGGTATTTCTACAATTAATCATAATTATGTTCATGGTGGAACTTACTATAATGGTGGATATGTTTGTGAGTTCTATGAAGATTTGACATTTGGATCTGGATATAGAGAACCAGTTTCAATTGGAGTAACTGATATTGCTTATGATCACAGATTTGTATCTGC